GTTTCCAGTTCACGGGGATTACGTTCAGCCATTTTGTTTCCTCATTTCTTCCGCTACCGCACGGGCGTACTGCTCATTGGTCAGTCCGAGCCGCTTGGCGATTTGAACTTGTGATTGCGTCAGCGTGATCTTTCTAGGCGCTACGCTGCGCGTGGCGGGTGCCACAACCGACGACTTACGCTTCTCAGAGGGGAACGCTTCTGGGAAACGCTTGCGTACACGAGCATTGATCTTCTCGTAGTACTCATCGCTGTTTGTGTCTTCACCGCTTTCCACAAGGTCTTGATGAACTGCCAGAGCAAGTGCAGTCATTTCCTTGTCGGCTCCAAACCAAGAATTGGCGTCTTGCCACGCTTTGGCTTTGGAATCAACTCGGACAGTTTGCTCCGGTCGCGAATTGGGTTGTACCACAGTATTTTGTGGTTGTGCAACTGCTGGCTTGAAATTATTGACACGCTCTGCTTTGTATTTAGCAGCAGCCATTGCTTCTTGAGCTTCAACCAAAGCATCAGAGTCCCCCGCTTCATATGCGGCTTTGAACTTCTGCTTAGCCTGATCCAACTCGTTTTGGACAACCTTCTTCGCTTGCTCAAGCAAAGCCTGCTGCCCTTGTCCCAAACTACCTTGTAGGCGTTTGTTCTCTTCCACGAGGTTCTGAGCGAGGCGCACCGCCTCTTCCCGCTCACGCAGCGCGGATTCCTTGGCTCGGCGCTCCTCGTGATACCCCTTGGAAAAGTGCTGGATGCGCTTCTTCACCCCTTCGGAATACTGAGACAGTTCGTCTTCCGTGACCTCCGCAGGAGCTTCCTTCATGGGCTTGCGCCCACGGTCTGCTTCAGGCGTATCGTCTACGACCTCGATCTCGGCTTCGCCTTCGATCTCAATCTGAAGTTCTTCAGGCGCGTCCTTCTTCTCAGTCTTGATCTCGTCCGGGAATTGGAATTCGGTCATGTTAGCGCCCTCCCTTCTGAATCCCTCTCGGGTCCATTACGACTGCTTCTACTGAGTCATCATTAATCAAGCGCCACTCAGTACCGTGGATCTTTAGCCGCGTACCAGAATTGGGACGAACCAGCACAAAGTCACCGACTTTGCACGAAGGCCCACTGGGGAAGCGCAGTGGATCTTTGTAGCAGTCTGGTCCCATCTTGGCGACATACAGCACCGGGCTCATTACCTCTTCAAAGTGCATGGTCTGCCCTGCTTTGACCAGCCCACTTTCGTACTCTTTTTCCGCTTTGGGCAGAACGCAGAGCAAGTGGTAGGTCACCGGATCAGGCACTTGTCGGGCCTTTTCCTCATCAGTTTGCGGCAACACGGTTGTGTTTTGGCCGTCGCTCAGGAGTAGTTCACTCATCTTCAGATTGCTCCATTTTTCGCACGAGGTCGGTGATATAGGAATGCGCAAGGGAAAGACCCCGGATTTCTCCTGCGCAAGATTTGTACTCGGCAAAATCTTTTGCCGCACCTGAGATAAGAGCTTCCGCAATAGCATGGCGGCGCTCTTCCAATTCTTTGATAACTACGTCAAACGCAGTAGTTGCCATTGATTACTCCTTGGTTATTGGTTTGAATGTAACTGGGTTGTAGTTTGCCGATTTGGCCCACACACGCATGTAGTTACATTCCATTCTTTGGGTACAGTCATCACACTTTTTCATTGTTAACGTGGTGTTTGCCCCATGATTGCGGTAGTAATACAGAACTTTTGGCACTCTGTGACAGGCAAATTTTTCAGCAATCTGCATAAACAGATCACCATCTTCGCAGCCACGAAGCAGCTTAGTGTTAAAACCTTCTACGGCATCGTAAACACTCTTTTTGTACATGCCAAAATGCCTCCACCCGTGGCGATGTAGAGTGTTAACGTCAAAGTCCGGACTAGCAGAATAGTGTTCTACCTTACCTTTTGTATTTACTTGGGCAAAGTCGCTATACACAAGCCCTACATCTGGCTTAGTGTTAAACACCTGTAGTACCTCTTCCAATGCCCAACGCTCAAGCATATCGTCGCTATCGATATGCCCAATAAACTCGCCGTTGCAAAACCCAACTGCTTTGTGCCTATTTTTGGCTATGCCTAAGTTAGTGTCGTTTTTATAAACCCTTATGCGTTGATCCTTCTCAGCCAATATAGACGCTAGTTCGTAAGACCCATCATTGGAGTCATCGTCAACAACGATTAACTCCCAATTAGCGTATGTTTGCCGTAAAACACTATCCAGTGCCGCTTTTACAAACTGCACTGTGTTGTGCATCGGCATGATTAGCGAAACTAGTGGGCTACTCATTTACTGCTTAGTCAGTGTTTTGGGTTGAGCAGCCTTTATAGCCTGCTGCCGAGTTTTGATCGCATCGGTCTGCATTTGCTGCCTCATCTTTTGTTGGTGGACTTGTTCCTTCTGTTGCAACTCCTGCTGCGCCCGCATAGCCTTTAGCCGGGGGTCTTCCCCCTGATTTTTCTGGGCCTCAAGTTGCAGGCGTTGCGCTTCAAGCTGCAGTTTTTGCTGCGCGATTTGGAAGTCCATTTGATCGTTTTGAGACTTGCGCTGCATCTCGGCTTGCTTCAACTGCAGTTCAGCTTGAGCCATTTGCAATGCAGGATCTTGGGCCTGTTGCTGGGCTTGCTGCTGCTGGGCTTTACCCATGTTGCTCTGAAGCAATTGTTGAGCCGCTTGTGCCACCAGACGAGACAACTGAACTTCAGTCTGCTCATCCAACTCCTGATCCGGCGCTGTCATTGGAACGCCAAGCTGCTGCTCAATTTGTTGCCTGTAAGCAAAGGCCATGTGCTCTGCGATGTGAGCCATCACTGCGCCCATCATCTGCTGCGCCATTGGGTTCTGGCCCATCATTTGCATGATCATCGGGTCTTGCATCATGCTCATGTGAGTCGTGATGTGCGCTTGATGATCTTGGTAAATGAACGCCTTTGTAGGCTTACCAGTCAGGAAACTCATGTTCTCTGACACAGGATCTCGGGGCTTCTGATCGTCCTCTACAGGCACCAATTTTTCTGCGTTCTTGATCCCCAAAACTTCCAGCATCTGCCTGTGGAGTTGAGGAAGGTCGTAAATTTGTGGGGCACCTTGGGCCAACTGAAGAGCAGCTTGATACTGCATGATCCGCTGCGCCATCGTGGCTGCGTTTGGATCACTTACAGGAATAACCTCTACGAGATCGTAGTCTGCTTGTTTAACCGCACGATCACCACCTTCTGGGGTGTACGGGTACGAGGTTGGCAGAAAGTCCCGAATTATCCCCTTCAGGAGTTTGAACTCCATGCGAAGAGATGCATGAACCCGCGCTTGGACGGCACTCATTGTCTTGAGTTGCCGCTCCAAAATTGCCAGCGTCGTCCCAACAGGAGCTTGGGCAGACATATCACTGATCTTGAGATCAGCAATTGCAGCAAGCCTGCGTCCATCTTCCGTAATCTGCTGAAGCAAAGCTGCGAGAACTTGGCTTGGCTCCTTGTACGGAAGCGGCATGATGTTGTCACGCACACTCCCCGAAGGAATGTCCACATCCCTGAACTCGCCCGGAGCAATTGGAGTGTCGTCTCCCTTGATCCGAAGCCCTCGGGACTTCAAGCCACCCGGCAAATTTGACAGGGTGCCAGCATCCACCAGTTGTCGAATGATGGAAGTGCCAGCGCGAGCATAACCACCAATAAGGTGGATATAACCCAGACCATAAGCGCCAAAACCAGGAATATACGTGTACTGGACGAAGTGCTGTCGCTTGAGTTTCTTGTCGTCGTCTTCGTTCCAGTTTCGCCGGATGGATAGGACGGTGTTGGTTCCTCTTTCGACCGTGACCACATACGGCAAAGGAACTTCATCTTTGTACCCCGGCATGTCCCAGTCTACGTGGATCTCCAATACCTGATACCGATCATCATCGGTAAGGGTATACCCTTGCTCCTCGGCCTTTTTCTTCTCAATGTCAGTGAAGAAACGTACAGGCTCACCCAGTTCTACGTCCCTGTAGAACTCTGCTACCTGTAGTTTCTTGATCTCGTTCTCAGTTTTGCGCATGACATGAGTCACACGTTCGGCTGTATATACGTTTGACGCCCCGTAGGGCATGATCAAGTCTTCAGCCGGGACAAACGGAGCAGCAGGCAGTTCCGTGCTCGGGTTCGGGTAGATCTTCTTGAAAGCCGCACCAGAAAGGCCAAGGGAGTACAGCATCCGCTCATGCTCGGACCTGTAGTCAATCATCCGCTCGGTCAGCATGTAGTTCATGTCGTCACGAACTCGCTCTGCTGCTTCTTCTTTCAGTCGGTCAATCGCGCCAATGATCTGCGTCTTGACCGGACCTTGAGCCGGGAACGTCTCAGTAATCATCTCTGATTGGAACCTAATGGCGGCTTCCGTCAGAAGAGGGCTGTAAACACCACAAGCCCCATTCCACGGCTCAGTACGTTCCTCGTACTTCATGCCAAGGACTTCTAGGCCCTTGACAAACATATCTGTCCAGTCTTTGCGACTGTTGATGTCCGCATCTACGAGGGCAATGAGGTCGGAAGCCAGGGTTTGAAGCTCACCTTCGTCCATGAACTCCGCAAGGTTGGCGTCAAACTCCTCTGCCGTCTCAATTTCCGGCATCAGTTCAATCTCAACCCCGTCAATCCCAATTTTTACGCTCTCAGGATCTTCAATTTCGATCTCCAGAGCCGGTTCTTCGGTCATGACACCCATGTCAAGGGGCATCATCGCGGGGTCAAAATTGGTTGCCATCTGTAATCCTCAGTAAAACGCTACTTTGCGCTTAAAAGACCGCATTTCGTCCTGTTCGTCTGTCTGTAGACGCAGGAAACCACCCTGCCGGAAGCGGATCAGGGCCTGAACAGCACTGTCAACATCGTCATCATGGGGTGCGTTCGGGAAAGCGGCCATGTTTTCGATGAGTTCTCTAGCCCACCGGGTGTCTGGAGCCCAGACTTTACCCGATTGGAACAGGTCTGCCACAGAATTGATACGGACAAACTTGTCATTCCCCCTACTTGGGGTGTATTCAGACACCGGAATGCCCATCGCCCGCAGTTCAAAGATCAGCGGAGCCCCTGCAGCTTTGGCTTCCACGATGAAAGCATCAGGTTCCCACTCTCTATAGTGAGCAAGTGCTTTTTCTTTCAGTTCAGGGAACTCCATCCTCTTCTGAAAACAGTCCAACAAGATGATATTTACGTTATTTTCATCTTCGTTCATGTTGAACACACCCCACGTAGTACACGCAGAGTAGTCGTTTCGCTCACCCTTAGTAAAAGCAGTGTCCCAAGACTGGATGATGAACTCACATGAAGGAGGCTTCTCCTTCTCCCAGATCTTCCACCACTCTCTTTTAACAATAGCTCCTTCTTCAGCGGTGGGATTTTGCTGGTACTGAGCGTTCCACTTACCCGGGGGGAGTTCGTCTCTTAGCGCAGACAGTTCCTCCAGCGACCAAAACTCAGGCCATAGAGGTTTACCCGAGGGCATGATCGCCGGGAGTTCAATGACTTCCCACTCGTCTTCTTTTCCTAGCTCGCCAGCGGTCTTCAGTATCCTACCTGTCAGGTCCGACTTGGACCATCTGGTCATTACGACTACTATAGCCCCACCCGGTTGGAGACGCTGACGCGGGCCAGATGAGTACCATTCAAACACGGAGTCATATATTTCCGGTCTGCCAGCGGCTAAAGCGGCCTCTTGTTCCGAGTGCGGATCATCAATGATCAACAGATCTGCACCTTTACCCGTCATGGTTCCACCAACGCCGATAGCAAAGTATTCGCCGTTTTTGCTTGTGGCCCATCGGCCAGCGCTCTTAGAGTCTTGACGCAATGCAACGCCAGTAAATATCTTCGCGTACTCCTCTGACCCTACCAAGTTACGAACCTGCCGGCCAAAATTTACAGCCAGATCAGCAGTGTTGGACGCCTGGATTACTTTCTTGTGCGGGAACTTCCCAAGGAACCAGCTTGGAAGCAAGTACGAAGCAAACTGGCTCTTCGTATGCCGAGGCCCCAAATTTATGATCAGCCTCTTCAACTTACCTTCCGCGATCTCCTCAAACTTCTTAGCCATCACCGCATGGTGTCGGCCATGAATAAACCCCGGCCACATCTTCTTCACATACGCCATGAAGCTCTTCTGACACTTCTCCCTGTCCACAGCATCCTTGTAATCTTGTACCTGCTGTAACAGCTTCTCCTGATCCGCAGGAGACAGACTCGCCACTAGATCCTCTAACTTCATTCCATCCCCCGGAATGAAATGTACGTCGGACGAACAGACCTTCCCATCCCCTCAACCCTCTTCAAAGCACCTAGCTTCACCAACCTATCTACGATTTTCTTTGTACTCCCCAGCCCAGGCTTACCCCGCAACTCACAAATATTCCTCAGGCTCGGCCCGTACCCAAACCGGCACCACCACACATCTATAGCCAAAAACACTTCCTTCTGAGCCTCAGTCATCCCCATCTCCAATACCTCCTCCTTGGACCCATACACCTTCCTCAGAGGACTCTGCAACACTTTCTTCGTGCGCCACTTCTTGACGTTTTCCATTACAAATCAACAACTTAGCGCACACTCTTAAAGCATTACTTTACTTCCGTTAATTTTAACGGCACGTTAAGCATCAAGCCCACACCTTAACACCACAACAAGCAAAAAACCGTTACAAATCATAGACTTAGCGGCGT